TCCTGTAATTCCATACTTAGATGTCCGTCTATATCAGATGGGCGTCTAAGTTACCAATTCTCGTCTGATGGCTACATACGGCGGTCAGTTTACGCTTACGATAAAGTCACGCCCTCACAGTGGGCAGCAATAGGTGTGCTGGGTAGCTTGGTATTTGGCCTGCTGACGTACCTGACAAACCTTTATTTCAAGATTAAAGAAGATAAGCGCAAGGCTGCGAGAGGTGAATAATGCCTCCATCATTACGAAAAGCCGTTGCTGCTGCTATTGGTGGCGGAGCAATTGCTATAGCATCAGTGTTAATCACTGGCCCAAGTGGTAACGATGGTCTGGAAGGTGTCAGCTACATACCATACAAAGATATCGTTGGCGTATGGACTGTATGTCACGGGCATACAGGAAAAGACATCATTCCCGGTAAAACGTATACCGAAGCAGAATGCAAAGCCCTCCTGAATAAAGACCTTGCCACGGTAGCCAGACAAATTAACCCGTACATCAAAGTCGATATACCGGAAACAACGCGCGGCGCTCTTTACTCGTTCGTCTATAACGTGGGCGCAGGCAATTTCAGAACATCTACTCTTCTTCGCAAAATAAACCAGGGCGATATCAAGGGCGCATGTGACCAGCTACGTCGCTGGGCATACGCTGGCGGTAAGCAATGGAAAGGCCTGATGACTCGTCGTGAGATTGAGCGTGAGGTCTGTTTGTGGGGGCAACAATGAGCAGGGTAACCGCGATTATCTCCGCTCTGGTTATCTGCATCATCGTCTGCCTGTCATGGGCTGTTAATCATTACCGTGATAATGCAATCGCCTACAAAGAACAGCGCGATAACAAGGCCAGTGAACTGGAGAAGGCGAACGCCACCATTACTGACATGCAGCAGCGCCAGCGTGATGCTGATGCACTCGATGATAAATACACGAAGGAGTTAGCTGATGCGAAAGCTGAAAATGATGCTCTTCGGCGCAAGCTTGATAATGGTGGTCGGGTGCTCGTCAAAGGAAAATGCCCTGTGCCATCCTCAGCCGAAACCTCCAGCGCCTCCGGCATGGGCAATGATGCCACCGTCGAACTCTCTCCAGTTGCTGGACGAAACGTTCTCGGTGTCCGGGACGGAATTATCCGCGACCAAACAGCACTGAGAACGCTTCAGGAATACATCAGGACGCAATGCCTTCGATGATAGCGATAATTTTACTCATCATCCTTCACATCTGGCTCTGTAGACAGGGTGGTGCTCACTTCTGGAGTGAATCCAGATTAAACATCTCATTGCTGATGCTTGATATTGAGCATTTTGCGCGCGGTAAGGGGCTGCGTTGAGATAAGAGCCAGTCATTACAAATACCAGGATTTAGCCTCGCATTCGCGGGGCTTTTTATTGCCATTACAAAAGCCACTTCCTACAGAGTGGCTTTGATAATGGTTTATACCCTACACGGGATAACTTAACTGATATCCCTTTTAAAGGATAAAGGTATTCAAGCCTGACACATCATGCGCTGTATCGTCGCCGTATTCCCGTATTAACAGAGACCGTAGCCCGACGGGGAACTCCTTCTGCGCGAGTGTGCGGGAATAATCAAAAACGATGCACACCGGGGTTACCGGGTACACATATTTCATCATGCCAGCGAGTCCGGTTCTGGCACGGAAGAAACCGGACGTTATGATTTAGTGCGGAAATATTTGTGTAGTGTTCTGAATGTTCTCAGTAAAGAGTAATGAATTATCAAAGGTATAGTAATACCTTTTGTTTTCGTGGATATTTGTAATCCATCTGAAAACCCCTGCTGTAGCAAGATTTTTCCTGTATTCGTAAAATGATAACTCTCCTGATTTGAATCCTTTTAAGGTGGCTTCTATAAGGCATTTATTTTTTGAAAATCTTACATTTACAACCTTACCCTGTCCTTTTATTAAAACCGTATTATCGTTTTCAAGAACAAGATGAATATTCTCTGTAGCTAAATAGTAAATGTAATGTGAGACATTGTGACGTTTTAGTTCAGAATAAAACCAGTGATAGTTTAAATTATTTCGCACTTTATCGAATATTTGTTTAAAAATGGCAACCTGAGCCATTGTAGTACCTTCCATGTGATATGAGGGGCGTAGTCTGCACGATTATCTAAATTGCTTCAATCTGGTCTGATCTGTTTTCTGAGCAATTCAGTAATGTCACTCTTTTCTTTGTTTGCTTCAGGAGAAACTCTTTTTTCTGAGCACAGTCTCCGGCGGCAGGCTTCAATGACCCAGGCTGAGAAATTCCCGTACCCTTTTTGATCAAGAGCGATGTTAATTTGTTCAATCATTTGGTTAGGAAAGCGGATGTTGCGGATTGTTGTTCTGCGGGTTCTGTTCTTCGTTGACATGAGGTTGTCCCGTATTTAGTGTCGCTGATTTGTATTGTCTGAAGTTGTTTTTACGTTAAGTTGATGCAGATCAATTAATATGATACCTGCGTCATAATTGATTATTTGACGTGGTTTGATGGCGTAGATGCACGTTGTGACATGCAGATGATAATTATTATCATTTTGCGGGTCCTTTCCGGCGATCCGACAGGTTACGGGGCGGCGACCTCGCGGGTTTTCGCTATTTATGAAAATTTTCCGGTTTAAGGTGTTTCCGTTCTTCTTCGTCGTAACTTAATGTTTTTATTTAAAATACCCCCTGAAAAGAAAGGAAACGACAGGTGCTGAAAGCGAGCTTTTTGGCCTCTGTCGTTTCCTTTCTCTGTTTTTGTCCGTGGAATGAACAATGGAAGTCAACAAAAAGCAGCTGGCTGACATTTTCGGTGCGAGTATCCGTACCATTCAGAACTGGCAGGAACAGGGAATGCCCGTTCTGCGAGGCGGTGGCAAGGGTAATGAGGTGCTTTATGACTCTGCCGCCGTTATAAGATGGTATGCCGAAAGGGATGCTGAAATTGAGAACGAAAAGCTGCGCCGGGAAGTTGAAGAACTGCGGCAGGCCAGCGAGACAGATCTCCAGCCAGGGACTATTGAGTACGAACGCCATCGACTTACGCGTGCGCAGGCCGACGCACAGGAACTGAAGAATGCCAGCGAAACAGGTGAGGTAATTGACACTGCATTTGCGACTTATGCCTTGTCGAAATTAACTGGGGAAGTTGGAGCAATCATTGATAGTCTTCCACTTGCGATCTGTCGACAGTTTCCTGGCATGGAAAAACGGTATCAGGACTTCATTAAGATGGAGGTCAGTAAAGCATTTATTCGAGCTTACCAGATCTCAGATAACATTCCAGATATGGCTGAAAGGTATATCAAGGATAATCAGCGAAGTTAAAACAAATGAAACCATAGGTAGGAAGAGTGCTTAGGTGGTTCTTTGTTGCTTAAAAGTCGCCAGTAAAACTGGCGATAGATTTTATTTGTCAAAAGCATTTGACCTTTTAAGGTAGTGGTACTATGGATATTTTTCTGTCGTTCCCAAATGAACTTTTAAATAATTTCGCTCTTGGATACATTTTAACTAGTGATGCGACTTCATCGAACTCGCTGGCATCAAAAAGAGGACCAAGTATTACAGATTTTAACTCAAAAGGGTGAAATTTTAAGTCGCTATATTGACCAGTGCTATTTGGCCTAGCGTAGGTTGAAATTCTCCACTCTCTTTCATATGCCCATTCTTCTGTTTTTATGAATATTATCTCATTATTGATATATTCAATTGACTTATTGTCTGGCATGAAAAGCAACTCGGCCATCCCTTCAGCAGTGTGAGTTAGAGGCATTTCATCTGTGTATTTCATAGGTTTGGCTATTAACCAAGCGCTATCCAGAAAGTCTACACAATCCAATTCGATAACTATACCTTTATATTTATCGGCATAGTGATTCCACATAGGAGTGATTATAGGGCTCTCAGATAAACACAAAATCCTTCTGTTATTAAGCATTCCTCGCCAGACATCTTTCATTTCTTGTATTGCCGCAGGAGCGCCAATCCCAACTGGTGGAATGTTTACCATTTCTTGAAATCTTTCAATTAATCCTGCGGGTATGCCTAAAGGAAATGACTTTTGGAAATCACTTAGCATTGTTCTAATTCTAGGGTTTAAATTTTGTATGTCTTCTCTGGGGGTAATCAACTCCGCTATTAACTTGCGGGCTAAAGCTTTGCCAATATTAATTTCGTTAATACCAGGCATAACTTCTCTTGGAACATCAAAAGGGTCATTAAATAGGACCGGAGAACTCCATCTAAGGCTGCATGAATCAAGAACAATCTTCGCGGTATTCAACGACATATACTTATAAAATGTTGAGCGTTCATGCATTCTGTTGGGTGAGCGCATAGATTCCTCTTGTTAAATGAGTGATGGTTTTCATCCATGTATTGCACGTTGTATTGCATTCAAGGATTTTCCATTTCAATTCTATAGCTAAAACGTAATCAAATCATTCACATCCTTTCATATTTGACTCATGTAGCCGAAGCATGAGGTGAATCCGCAGATGACCCTGCGTCGCCTGCCGGATGAAGATCCGCAGAATCTGGCGGACCCGGCTTACCGCCGCCGTCGCATCATCATGCAGAACATGCGAGACGAAGAGCTGGCCATTGCTCAGGTCGAAGAGATGCAGGCAGTTTCTGCTGTGCTTAAGGGCAAATACACCATGACCGGTGAAGCCTTCGATCCGGTTGAGGTGGATATGGGCCGCAGTGCGGCGAACAACATCACACAGTCCGGTGGTACGGAGTGGAGCAAGCGTGACAAGTCCACGTATGACCCGACCGACGATATCGAAGCCTATGCGCTGAACGCCAGCGGAGTGGTGAATATCATCGTGTTTGATCCGAAAGGCTGGGCGCTGTTCCGTTCCTTCAAAGCCGTCAAGGAGAAGCTGGATACCCGTCGCGGCTCTAATTCCGAGCTGGAGACAGCGGTAAAAGACCTGGGCGAAGCGGTGTCCTATAAGGGGATGTATGGCGATACGGCGATCGTCGTGTATTCCGGACAGTACGTGGAAAACGACGTCAAAAAGAACTTCCTTCCGGACAACACGATGGTGCTGGGGAACTCTCAGGCACGCGGTCTGCGCACCTATGGCTGCATTCAGGATGCGGACGCACAGCGCGAAGGTATTAACGCCTCTGCCCGCTACCCGAAAAACTGGGTGACCACCGGCGATCCGGCGCGTGAGTTCACCATGATTCAGTCAGCACCGCTGATGCTGCTGGCTGACCCTGATGCGTTCGTGTCCGTACAACTGGCGTAATCATGGCCCTTCGGGGCCATTTTCTCTCTGTGGAGGAGTCTATGACGAAAGATGAACTGATTGCCCGTCTTCAGGTGCTGGGTGAGCAACTGAACCGTGATGTCAGCCTGACGGGGACGAAAGAAGAACTGGTGCTCCGTGTGGCAGAGCTGGAAGAGGAGCTTGATGACACGGATGACGCTGCCGGTCAGGACACATCTGTCAGCCCGGAAAATGCGCTGACCGGACATGAAAATGAGGTTGTATCAGCGCAGCCGGATACCGTGACTGATACGGCTGATCTGGTCACGGTTGTGGCACTGGTGACGCTGCATACTGATGCACTTCACGCCACGCGGGATGAGGCTGTGGCATTTGTGCTGCCGGGAACGGCGTTCCGTGTCTCTGCCGGTGTGTCAGCTGAAATGACAGAGCGCGGCCTGGCCAGAATGCAATAACGGGAGGCGCTGTGGCTGATTTCGATAACCTGTTCGATGCTGCCATTGCCCGCGCCGATGAAACGATACGCGGGTACATGGGAACGTCAGCCACCATGACATCCGGTGAGCAGTCCGGTGCTGTGATACGTGGTGTTTTTGATGACCCTGAAAATATCAGCTATGCCGGACAGGGCGTGCGCGTTGAAGGCTCCAGCCCGTCCCTGTTTGTCCGGACTGATGATGTGCGGCAGCTGCGGCGCGGCGACACGCTGACCATCGGTGAGGAAAACTTCTGGATAGACCGGATTTCGCCGGATGATGGCGGAAGCTGTCATCTCTGGCTTGGGCGGGGCGTACCGCCTGCCGTTAACCGTCGCCGCTGAAAGGGGGATGTATGGCCATAAAAGGTCTTGAGCAGGCCGTTGAAAACCTCAGTCGTATCAGCAGAGCGGCGGTGCCCGGTGCCGCCGCAATGGCCATTAACCGCGTTGCTTCATCCGCGATATCGCAGTCGGCGTCACAGGTTGCCCGTGAGACAAAGGTACGCCGGAAACTGGTAAAGGAAAGGGCCAGGCTGAAAAGGGCCACGGTCAAAAATCCGCAGGCCAGAATCAAGGTTAACCGGGGGGATTTGCCCGTAATAAAGCTGGGTAACGCGCGGATTGTCCTGTCCCGACGCAGGCGTCGTAAAAAGGGGCAGCGTTCAGCCCTGAAAGGTGGCGGCAGCGTGCTTGTGGTGGGAAACCGTCGTATTCCCGGCGCGTTTATTCAGCAACTGAAACATGGCCGCTGGCATGTCATGCAGCGTGTGGCCGGGAAAAACCGTTACCCCATTGATGTGGTGAAAATCCCGATGGCGGTGCCGCTGACCACGGCGTTTAAACAGAATATTGAGCGGATACGGCGTGAGCGTCTTCCGAAAGAGCTGGGCTATGCGCTGCAGCATCAACTGAGGATGGTAATAAAGCGATGAAACATACTGAACTCCGTGCAGCCGTACTGGATGCACTGGAGAAGCATGACACCGGGGCGACGCTTTTTGATGGTCGCCCCGCTGTTTTTGATGAGGAAGATTTTCCGGCAATTGCCGTTTATCTCACCGGCGCTGAATACACGGGCGAAGAGCTGGACAGCGATACCTGGCAGGCGGAGCTGCATATTGAAGTTTTCCTGCCTGCTCAGGTGCCGGATTCAGAGCTGGATGCGTGGATGGAGTCCCGGATTTATCCGGTGATGAGCGATATCCCGGCACTGTCAGATTTGATCACCAGTATGGTGGCCAGTGGCTATGACTACCGGCGCGACGATGATGCGGGCCTGTGGAGTTCAGCCGATCTGACTTATGTCATTACCTATGAAATGTGAGGACGCTATGCCTGTACCAAATCCTACAATGCCGGTGAAAGGTGCCGGGACCACCCTGTGGGTTTATAAGGGGAGCGGTGACCCTTATGCGAACCCGCTTTCAGACGTTGACTGGTCGCGTCTGGCAAAAGTTAAAGACCTGACGCCCGGCGAACTGACCGCTGAGTCCTATGACGACAGCTATCTCGATGATAAAGATGCAGACTGGACTGCGACCGGGCAGGGGCAGAAATCTGCCGGAGATACCAGCTTCACGCTGGCGTGGATGCCCGGAGAGCAGGGGCAGCAGGCGCTGCTGGCGTGGTTTAATGAAGGCGATACCCGTGCCTATAAAATCCGCTTCCCGAACGGCACGGTCGATGTGTTCCGTGGCTGGGTCAGCAGTATCGGTAAGGCGGTGACGGCGAAGGAAGTGATTACCCGCACGGTGAAGGTCACCAATGTGGGACGTCCGTCGATGGCAGAAGATCGCAGCACGGTAACAGCGGCAACCGGCATGACCGTGACGCCTGCCAGCACTTCGGTGGTGAAAGGGCAGAGCACCACGCTGACCGTGGCATTCCAGCCGGAAGGCGCAACCGACAAGAGCTTCCGTGCGGTGTCAGCGGATAAAACAAAAGCCACCGTGTCGGTCAGTGGTATGACCATCACCGTGAATGGCGTTGCTGCAGGTAAGGTCAACATTCCGGTCGTATCCGGTAATGGTGAGTTTGCTGCGGTTGCAGAAATCACCGTCACCGCCAGTTAATCCGGAGAGTCAGAGATGTTCCTGAAAACCGAATC